ATACAAATGAACAGTATAACCATTACTAACACGTTGGGAGGTACAATGTCGTGTAGAGCCTTGTATACTTGGTGAGATTCGTCCATTCCTTTATAGTATTTCATAACAATCACCCTTTCTTAGGCTTGAGCACCTTAGCCAGCTCTGAGCCCACCATATGGATTTCCCATTCTAACTTAGCATGACCCTTTTTCATTCCCTTTGCTATTGCTTTGTGGATGTCATCTGCCGTACATACACGACCTTTGACTGTTCTATATTCAAAGCTAGACAGTACTTCGTCCATCGACAATGATCCCCGTATCGCCGCCCATGCCATCTGTGAGGTTGAGTTGTATCTTGGCATCTTGTTCAGCCCTCCTAACCTTTTCATCCTCTACGTCAACAATGTACCCGCAATCGTCAGAGTACCAGAGCATGGTCTCATTCGGTAGGACACCATACCATGGGTACCCTGAGCACACTCTAGGTCGGGTTTCATGCACCGTACACAGCCCTTTCTCCTTGTCTAGCCTATCGCAGGTGTAGAAGTACATATCCTTGTAAGGATCTTCTGGCTTACCTGGCCAGTTCTGTCTAGCCCATTCTTCATTCGACTCAATCTTAGGATTGATAGCGAATGCTTCTTCCTTGGTGATAGGTGTCCAGTTTTCATGGACAAATTTAGCATCACCACCATATTTAGCTGATTCTGCTATGCGTTCCGGACTCATGGGGATATGTATCGCTTCGCAGCATTTCCCGCACATACCACACTTGCCACGTAGATTGGACATTATTTCCTCTATGCGATCCACTATTCTTTACCTCCTTTGATTACCCCAAATGGGTGCTTAGTGGGGCGTATCCAGCGTCGTCTTCGGTGACCGTATTTGCCAACCCCTACCCACCACAGCTCAAGCTCCAATGGAATCAAGGATTCCATCACAGTTATACGTTCGATGAGGAAGCCCATACCATCAGGCTCCTCACCTTTGTAGTCTAGGTAGACTGGTACTCTCATGCCTTTTCTCAGCATGATATCCCTCCTACAACAGATCGAACACTATAGCCCGCATTTGTCTGTCCATACGGTCGAAGTGAACATCGTTCATAAATGAACCACAGGTATCAGTGGTGATCTTTATGATACCCTTCATGTGAGTCAGAACAAACTCGTTAGTATTTACATACAACTGCAAGTTTATGGGGCGACCAGATTCGTGCATAAGAGAGTACCAAGACTTATCAGCACTATGAGCTAGAGTAGTCCAACCCCTGCTTTTAGCCTTTTCCAGTATCTCTTCTGGAGTAAACTCATTGTTAGCCATCACGTACCTCCTGTTGGTAAAGGCTCCCTAGAGTCGAAGCCCTTCCTCTTAAGCTTCTTAGCCAGACGCTCCATGCGCTCTTTCCACTTAGCAGCTAGCTTTCGTTGATAAGGCTTCATATAACCCCTCCTAGAACTCCAAGTCCACTTCTGAGTATAAGGATAGCTGCTCCAGCTCTTTTAAGCGTCTGTTTACGTTGCGTAGTTCAGTCACCAGAGCAGATACATCCTTACCTTCTTTACTACGAGCTATCTCGCCGGATAGTTCAGTCTTACGCATGGTGGACTTATTGTAAAGCTCTAGGATTTGCCACAATTTGTATACTTTGCCCACAGTGGTGACCTCCTATAATTCTACTAAGGGAGCTTCCTCGCATTCATATCCTAGGTCTTCTATGATCTGACGCAGGATGGACAGGTGACAGATATCCCTTTTCAGTGGATGACAATAGCATGCGATTGCCACCGTCTTGCCATCCTTGAGATACCTCAGCAAGCGCACAAATGCTTCCTTTGAATCCTCCCTAACCTCCCACTCATCTAACAGAGACTCTGTGTAACGTTCGAACCATCCACCTAGTTTACCTTTCTCTCTGTTGTGCATTTTGGTGAACGTCACTAAGTCCCTACTAGGAGCTAATCCTGGCTCATGTATCCACCAGCGGAAGTATGTCTCACCCTTTGGCTTCCCTACAGCAAATAGCTGTACGTCTACCTGCTCCATCACAGTGCGGTTATGGATACAGCAGAGTATAACTCTCCCCTTCTTCTCCACCTCGCCTAATTTAATCGGGGTTCGCTTGAATTGTCTCGGTAAGTCCCTATTACACCTAAGACAACGATGTAGCCACCCCGCTGAGAATACCTCTACGAAGTGGCCACGATCAGCGCAATAGGGGCAATTGATCTTAATCTGCATTGCCCTCAGCTCCTATTGAAATTGTTGTCTATGTGCCATACATGCACATGATGTTCCTTAAGGTACTCTATTCCCTCTGTGAGCCTATATTCCTGGTAGTACTCAACCGTCTCTACTTCGGCTTCTACTAGAGCCTTAGCACAGTTGATACATGGGGACAAGGACAGCACCACGTACCTAGGATTGGACATCTTCCTTAGCAGGGCTATCTCAGCGTGGATGCAACCGCACTTACCACGTTCACCAGTACACTCTGTTTCATTATAATTGCTGGCTGTCGCTATGAAGCCTTGGTGATCCATCCCTACCGCCATCACTAGCATCTGTTTGCACAGGCTCACGTCTTTCCCACCTCTCGCATATAAATATTGGATTCTCCATAATGGTATGCTTACCAGATACTCTCTGTTCCCCCATTATGTGCAGGTCATATAGGAGGAATACGATTCCATCCTCACGTTCTACAATGACTTCGGTCAGAATCTCCGGTACATGGGCAGTATTGAACGCCAGCATCCTATACCCCTCTACACGAATCCTTAGCTTAGGTTCCATCTCTTCCGGTGTAGGAGGAGTACCCATCCAGTAGGATATATAGGTCATGTATTCCTCTATGAGACCCTCCTGAACCCTGATGTCTATACCCTCGGCTGTGATCTTGTTAAACTTGTGTTTATTCACTCTTCACGTACACCTCCCACATTAAGACCACAAAAACGTGGTATGGAATCATGGGCTCAAGTCCGCACTCTTTCCTATACCATTCCCATTGGGTGTCCATAACCACCTTCTGATCCTCGGTCATACGTTTGTGTCTGTCCAAGAACCTGTTGGTAAGGTCATCCTTCATATCGTCAGGTATTTTAGCATAAAACATGAGCCCATCCCTCCTTAGTATAACTCGGCTATTAGCCTTCCTACTTGAGTCACAGCTTCCGGATACAGTATGTTATATACTGGAACCTTGAGAGCTTCAGCCACTCGTATACCTTGACCAGTGCCGCCTAGATCAAATAGATTGTGTGGACAAGCTATCACAAAGTCTACTGGTTCTGGATCAGCCACTATGCCATAGTTGCGAGCATGTAAGCTCTTAGCTCCGTCAGATAGTGCTCTGTAGTTAGGGTGATACCATTCAACACTTTTTGTCCACTGAGGGTGTATCTTCTTGTTGTAGGTGGTCACATGAGCCTTCTCAGGTATCAATTTCTGGTTAAAGCCCTTCCAGGGTAGGAATAGGTGGAGCTTGGATGGGTCTCCCTTAGAAGACCCATACATAGCTGCCTGATCACACCCATAAGCCGCTCCGGTAGAAACCTCTACACCCAAACAAGTTAGTTCCTCAGCCCATAGGCTCATTAACTCATAATGGGTCGGGGATGGACGACGAGTACCAATTATAGCAACCCTACGCCGCATCGTTGTAGATAGCCGTCATTGTGGCTGTTGGGTAATCTATGTCACCATCTAAGGTAATACTAGCTTCCCCATCCCTGTGCTTGGCTATATGCCACCTCATGACACCATCACGTTTTTCCTCCACAGTCTGACACAGAGCGCACATGAAGTCGGCAATGTTAGCCTTGTTAAAGGCTTCCGCAAGGTCACCGATTGTGATAACCTTCTTATCCAAGGCACCTCTGTTAGCCTGTGATGCTGTCCAGACTGGGCAAGAGTACTCATCACCCAAGTCACGCAGGTCAAGGTACACAGACTCCAGCTCGAAACGCTTATCAGCATATGTGCGTCTGGATTGAATGAGATCACCATAGTCAACGATGATAAGATCAGGCTTAAAGCCTTTCTCCATCCACAAGCGAGTAAGGTGAGAACGGATAGTATCGACAGTGCAATCGCCTGTCTTGTACTTCTTGATAATGAGCTTACCTTTGTTGTGCTTCTGAATATTCATCAGAGCGGTAAGAACCTTCTCAGAGTTATCCCTCATGTAGTTGAAGTCTTTCTTAGTCATACGTTGGTCATAACGTTTCGATACCTGCTTCTCAGGCATTTCGAGCGTGTAGTGAACAACATTGAAGCCATCTAACACGGCTCCTGCACCTATGTTGATCAGTGCAAATGACTTACCACGGTTTGGAGGGGCTATAATGACTCCAAGCTCACCATCACCTAGACCACCCTTGAGAACCTTATCAAGCCCGCTGAGTCCAGTTGGCACACGACGAATACCATCAGTGCCAGTGGCATACAGTTTCATACGCTCCTCTGCTTCTGCAAAGTAGTCTGTACCTAAGTCTGATAAGTCGTCACCGACTCTAAGGGCTTTACCAACCCTCTCGTTGATAGATGCAAAGTCACCCCTCTCTAAGTCATCCACAGACTCCAAGATAGCGTGACGCATAGCGGCATCTTTACCAAACTGTACCACAGAGTCCTTGATATACTCAGCGTCGGACAGGTCAGCGTCCAGAATATCAGCAATACAATCTTCGTATTGGTGGCGTATATCTTTCTTCTTCTTGTTGGGGTCTACCAGCTTCCGCATCTCTTCCCAGAGTACTTCCATGGTAGGAGCATTTACAGGTGTCTTCTTAAGCGAAGCCCTCTTTAGCTCATCCTCATAGTAGTCAATGAGGATGCGTGCCATGTCAATATGGACTTCCTTACGAAAGTACTTAGGCTGCAATACGTCCTTGTAGGCTGCAAAAAACGTCTTATCCCTCGCCATCATGGACAGTATCTTCATCTGGAATCCATCAGCAAACTGATACACATCAGACATAGTTGTGCCACCTCCTTTTCACCGCTAAATAAACCGAGTGAGGCGGGAATCCTCTCCTCAGTATTATAATTCCATATTCTCTGGAATGTTAAAGTGCTTCTCAGTCGCCAGTACAGTTTCCTTAATCACATCCCGAAGGGACGGAGACTTACTAATTCGTAGGAATTCGTTCCGGTACTCTTCTGCCTTAGGTGTCTCTGCTGATACCTCCTGTAGGATCTTGTCGAACCAAGGTACTGACCACAGGTAGTAGGGGGAGAGTTCCTGCCATGACTGATAGATTCTCAGGGCTTTGTACTGTTTCTTATCCTCGAAGTTACTGTTCTTTACGTAGAACGCTAAGGATTCCACAGACGAGACTATATCGTTGATTACCTGCGTCCGTAGCGTGGTGGTTTCCCTTCCTCTTTTCTTTTTGTCGGCGTTCGTATCATAACGGTGCTTCTTGTGTAGGTCACCAAAGTACCTAACGAAATGCTTGATCGCATCTACAGAGTACATCATGGAAGGCTGAGGATATGAGAACTTACCATTCTCCCAACGCTTAGCACGGTCGAACTGGGATTCTATATACAGCTTGGAGTCCCATTCCTTCATCCTGCATATCTCGTATACCCTCTCGAAGTGCTTCCAGTTTCTATGACGAGTAGGATCGTTCTGAGACAAGGAGTAGTATCCACCCTTGCTGCTAGATTTTATCACCATCATGTCATAGTGTCTGGATAGTTCAATGATGTCATCTTCCTTGGTATGTTCCTGCATTTCCTGTAGCTTGAGTTGCATCTTTATATCGAGTGGAAGCTTAATAGGCTGTCTATAGACCTTGATCGGCACTCTTTGTACCATCTGACTACCCCCAGTGGACGCTTCGGGCGACTAGCCCGTTTTTCTCTTACGAAGTAAGAGAAAAGTTTTAGATTCTTAGTTAATTAAAACTCTTTTATCACTCTTAGAGGGTATTAAAAGACAAATAAAGCCTAGGGAAGTCCTAGGCTTGGTTAGGTTCCAGTTTGATAACCTCGAACCCTTCGGCTTTGTATGTGTTGTAACGCTCCAGAGTGTGCTCCGCAAGATACTCATTGTGGTAGTCTAGGCAATCGAATACCTCAACCCCACTACCATCAGCTTTCTTACGTAGACCCCTTCCAATCCTCTGTAGCAGTTGTCTCATGGACTTACCTGCTGCCATCAGGAATAGACAGTTGATCCCGGATACGTCAACACCCTCATCCAGGATAGGAGTTGCTATCAGGACTCTGATTGCACCAGTCTTAAAGCCCTCTAGTGCGTCTTCCCTGAATCCGCTAGCCCTCTTACCATGTGTGAAGACCGACTCTATGCCCATTGTTTCCAATAGCTCTGATATGTTCTCCCCGTGGGAGGTCTCATTCACTATAATTAAACACTGGTGCTGTGAGTTCGCTCTTTCAGCTATGATTGTAGAGAATGCCATGTTGCGATCGTGGTTATGAATTATGCCTTCGTCATAGGCATCCCTATAATCCCCGCCGACCACTTCTTCACAGTCAAGGTCTATCATATAGACAGTAGGCTTAGCTGAGTATCCGTTGTCTATTAGGAACTGGTTGGATATCTTGATTATGATCTTCCCAGTGCATCCCAACAGTCTGTTAAGGTTAATAGGATCATCTTCATCCACCGTACCAGTCAGACCAAAACGGAAGTAGGCATTGTTGCATTTCATGAAGACATCATACCAGGTTGTAGAAGCTGCATGATGTACTTCATCCGCTATAAAGGCAATGGTAGAATCCAGCAAAGCCTTAGTTTTCTTAACCTTTGCCTTTATGTTAACCCATTCCTCTTTCTCCAGTAGGGTTATCTCATCCCTAATCCTCTTGGACTTATCCGGATCAGACTTCCCTATCTTCTCCAGCTCCTTGGTGAGCTTAGTGCGCTTAGGGTTCTTGGGCAGAATTTTGGGTACAGTCAAATACTTTCCAACTGTAGGTATCATGACGACTGTGATATCGTTTTCATCCCATATCTCGTCACCTACTAATCCAACCTTCATCCCTAGACGCTCTTCTATGCGCTTGTGAGACTGATAGAAGATTTCCTTGGCATGGGTGAAGAATACTATCCTCTTACCTTTTGGAAGCACCCCTAGGATGCTCTGCATGATACCACAGGCTACCTCAGTCTTACCTCCATTGGTGGCAATGTTCACCACACCCCTGGTAGCCGTTATGCTCCTCTTCACTGACTCGTGCTGATAGTCCCTGAGAGTTATGGAACCATACTCTTCATGCAGGAGTTCAATAGTCTCCTCTACAGTAGGAGACAGCACATCCCTCTTATCTACAATTTCGTAAGGTTCCTTTACTCTTGCAAGCTCCCTTACCACCTGTGACAACAGACCAGTAGGGAACCTATTAGTCTGAACCTTATAAAACCTTGTCATGCCGTCCCAGTGACCAGCTT